ATCTATTAGTCGTTCAATAGGTGTTTCATTGGTCCTTCTGGTTGCAAAAGTCGTATAGTTTTCTGGGTTGTTATAATAGTAATGCATCCCCTTACCAGTAATAACTTTAAATGGACAAGCAGGTAAATTTCTTTCTACCCAATCCATAGCTTCTGGTGAATCTGCATCAACAACAACAAACTTGCCACAAACTAATGCGACCTGTAGATTGTCTCTATCTTTAAACCAAGACTCTACGAGTTCTCTGGAAGGCCTAGTCTCCTTGTATTGTTCCCAGCTTCCTAAAAATGATGGAGGTTTCTTGTTAGATCTCTGTAAAGGGACAACATTATAACCATCATCAAAATAAGCCAAGGCAATATCTAAGGAAGAATCATCCTCATTAATATTGAGTTGGAACATACTAGTCCTTTGTTTCTAAAATTTCAGATATAGAACCGTAAATAGATTCAAAGTCTAGTCTTCCCTCTGTTGCTTGTATGATTTGTTTAGCTTGTGCTATAGACGGTTGCCTGTATCCATACCTCCAGGACTTACATGATGCTTCAGAGCATTTAAAGTCTTCTGCTGCTTTCTTATGACCTAAAAATTTTATATAACCAGATAGTGTGTATTGATCTACCTTCCTTTCTTTATGCTTTGGTTGAACGCCCATAGTGCTTAACTCCTTTAATTTTTTTGTTGCAATAGCCTTGGACCTAAAATAGTAATTCGCCAGCCAAGTTATATCGTTTTGTTTACTCATATACTTCTCCTAAATAATATGATTTACATATTGTAGTTTCTTAGGTTATAATAATCAAGTTCATTTTTACAAACTATAGGAGGTAGAGACATGAGCTTGAAAGATAAAATAAAAACACCAGATAAATTGGTGGACCAACAAGGAGCTAAAATTCTTATATATGGTCAAGCTGGGGCTGGTAAAACTTTTGCAACACAAAGTATGCCAGGTAACGTTTTAGTCATTAGTGCGGAAGCTGGGTTGCTTTCCATTAAAGATGCGCCCAACGTATCTGCTATTGAGGTCGCTAATTATGATGATCTAAGAGAAGTGTATGCTGCTCTTAAATCTGGCGAATTAGTCTACGATAGCGTATGTTTAGACTCTGTATCGGAGATCTCTGAGATCTTATTGGTACATGAGAAGGGCAGAAACAAGGACGGAAGAATGGCTTATCAAAACGTAAGTGAAGCTGTTACGAGTCTAATGAGATCATTTAGGGATCTTGATATGCATGTTTTATTTATTTGCAAAGAAGGCAAAGAAAATAATGATGGCGTATTTTTCTTTGGTCCTAAAATGGCAAGTAAACCTTTAGGAGATGCAATTACGTATTTCTTTGACGAGGTTTTGGCACTACGAGTTATCGAAGATCAAGATGATGACGGTAATCCCGTAGCTGCAAGGTGGTTACAATCAAGGATTGGTCAAGGCTACACAGCCAAAGACCGTAGCGGTAAGCTAGAAGCCTTTGAGGAACCAAATCTAACTGCTCTAATTGCAAAATTAGGGTTTTCTATGAATGTTGAAAATAAGGAGAGTAAATAATGTCAGATTTTGATGGCGTAGATTTTTTTGAAAATGCGGAGCAAATGGAATCGAAAGGTCCAGAGGTTGCGCCGACTGGTGAATATGAGGCAAAGATTATTGCTGCTGAGAAATATAAATCTAACAGCGGTAATTGGACGCAGAAAGTAACTTTTCAAATTGATGGAGGTAACTACCGAGATCATAATGAATGGTATAACTTATGGTCTGCTAATGACGATTCAAAAAGAATAGCAAGTGAGATATTTAGTCGGCTTGCTCTTACTTGTGGATTTAAGAAGCTACCAGATCTTGCAAAAGATTTTATTGGTAAGCAGCTCAGAGTAAAAATTAGACAGTTTGAAGACAACTGGACTAATAATGACGGCCAAGCTGTTACATCTTTAAAGACTAAAATCTTAGAGATGACACCTTCTGAAATGAAACCAGCTGCACCTGGGGAGAAACCTCCGTTCTAAGCAAGAATGTTAAGAAGGGGCTTTATGCCCCTTTTTTTTGTTTTGTAAAAAAAAC